CTATCTAAAATTATAGTTAATGATATTCCCAAAACATGTATTACACTAAAAGATGAAAATGATAAACTATATCATTATAAAATTACTGAACAAAAGAGTGGCAAGTTTTTAGCAGATTTTATGATTGCTCCGGTTGACAAAATCAACAAAGATGCAGAAAAATCTCTTGTTCCAACCCATGATAAAATTACAGCTCAAACTCAGAAGGGTGGACGCAAACATCGTTACGATGATAGTCCCTCTGATTCTAGCAGTTCCAGCAGTTCTGATTCTGTTGATGAAGCTATAGAAAAATTTAATTTAATTAATGCAACACGTAAAAAATCACCTGTTGTATATTATTATTATAATCCTGCAGTTTATGAGAAAGAAAATTTATTTATTCCAGTTTTCACTTATCCAATCATTCCTCACTATATGGAAATTGGTAGTTTTTCAACAGCATTCTGGGGTTAAATTATTTTTTTGATTTTGGCGCTTTTTTCTTAATTCGGCGAATATTATTTTTAATACTCACCCCTCTTAAATTATTTACTTCTTCTAAAATATCATGGGCAATTTTCACTCCACTATCAGTAATTTTTTTAACATCTTGGAATTTCTTTACTATAACAGTTTCAAATATTGTTTCCTTAAGAGGAGCTCTTGATGTTTGTTTCTTAAAAACAATTTCTCCATCATTGGTTTCAATTCTTGTTTTGTTGGCTTTCTCTAAATATTCCATTAGAAATTCTTCGTATTGAACTTTCTTTTGCATGAGTTCTTTAATTTCCTCTTTCTTTTCCTTAATTAAATCGTCAATTTTAAGATAACTTGTTACTTTCTCTTTTAGTGTTGAATCGTCAGATTGTGACGGTGTTTCGGATTCTTGGTCGGTATCAGTTTCATTAGATGTAACAGATACTGAAACTTCTTTTTCAGATTTATTATTTTTACCCATATGTATTTATGTTATACTATTCATAAAAAAATATTTTCTTTTAACCACACATTTTATTTTTTAGTTTTTTTCATGAATGCCATTAATGGTATTGATGTAGTTGGTTGTTTGGTTTCATGATATTCTTGTTGTCTTGTTATATTTTGTTTTGGTTTATATGTTTGAACTTTTGATTTTTGCGTTTTAATATCATTTGTTCCAAATCCTAACATTAACATATCATACGCATAATTAAAATCACATCCAGCCATCAGATAAACTTCATCAATTGAATCATCATCATAATGCTCACAAAATACTGTATATAACATTTCAATATCGGTAATTGCTGTCATTGTTGTTTTGAATTATAAAATAGACTATATTTTATAATATTCTAAAAATCAATTTTTTTCTAAGTGTCGAAATAACTTTTAGCAGTTATAAATGAATCATCAACAGAATTGTATAATTCTGAATTACTATTGAATTGCGAAATTTCAAATATACTTTCATCAAAAACTAATTGTGGACTTGGAGGAGGAATATATGTGCTATGTGTAATTGTAATTTCATCATCAATATTTTCATCTCGACATTCCACATATTTATTTAAAAATGGTTCATAAATATCAGAAGTTCTTTTTTTCAATAAACAACTGAAACAAGATAAACAAATCCCCATATATTATTAAACTATTTTATTTTTTTATGTTATCAATAATTTTCCAATTAATTTTTACCCAATCAACATTTTTTGCAACATAATCTAAAATAGGATATAATATTTCACAAACACAAACAATTTGATTATTAATTTTCAATCCAAATAATTGTTCATAACTATCTACATCAATATCTTCAGCATTAATCAATTGTTTACTACGTTCATCGCTTTCATAAAATTGTTTCATATGTTCCATAAATTCGTCCATAGTATCATTCGTTTCTTCCTCTGTTTGAATACTATGAAACATGTGTAATTTCTGGTTTTTATCAGAATTGTAATATTTCATGTAAATATTTAAAATATTTGTTAAATAAGTTTCTTCGTTACTCATTTTAAAATGTTTTATTTACATATTAATAATTAATATTTATTTTTTCAATTTTTATAAAAAAATTATTTCCAATTTCCATAAGTTCCAATTTTTGATTTTATTGCTGGAATTGAGAAAGTTCTGTTTTCATAGGTTGTGTCATTATATTCGCAGACGATATGCAATATTTTTTCAACAGTTTCATAATTATCATATGGAATTAAACATTTTACATTTGATAAAGTCATTTTTTGTATTTCAATATTGAAAAATTTAAATTCCTCCAAAATGCTTACAATGGATATAATATCATCCATATTTCCAGTAATTTTAACATTTTTCAATTCCGGACTATACGAAATCAATAAGCGAAAATCATTTTTAATGTGTGTCATACGTGTTAAACACTCAAACATAATAAACTATTCATAAGATACTCATTAACATTTATGTTTTTCATTTTTTATAAAAAATGAAATTTAAACTATTTTTAACTTATTCATTATTATATTACAAAATATCATGAATTCTAATACTGATGATTTGATTGATATTGATATTAATGATATAGATAATATTGATGATGATATTATTAATAGATGTTTAGGTTGTGGCATAGACATGGGTGAATGTAATCCGAGACAATACTGTTGTAAAACATATTGTCCAAATGAAATAATTCATAGTAGTGAAAATAAATAAAATCAAATCTCTAAATAATATGGCGATTGTCTCAATTTTTTTATCGTTTTTTTCTTTTTTTCAGAATCTGTCATTTCTCTGAATTTATGTTTTAATTCTGGGTATAAACTCAATGCTTCCGATTTTCCCATAAAAAATGGTTCTTCGCTTAATACTTGAATAATATCAATATGACAATTAATACACGCTTGATACAATGAACTATTGTAGGCATCGCGAATATTATTGTATCCAATATTATAAGGTTCATTAATTAATTCTTTAATAACATCTACATGACCATACTGACACGCTAAACGAATTGGCGAATTACTAAAAACTTGGCAATCTTGTGCTGTTAATGAATATGGTGCTTTTCCTAATATTTTAATTATTTGCGAATATCCATATTCACAAGCTAATCTAATTGGACTATTATCCAAACAACTTGCATCAGCGTAACCAAGAGAAAATGGAGGAAGTGATAATCTTTCTAAAACTTCATGGTGACCACTAATACATGCTATCCTTAATGCCCAAGAATCCTGATGTTGAGACATCTCTCTATTAATATTAAATGGTTGTTGTATTAATCTATCAATTACATCAATCTGTCCATCTTGACATGCACATATAAATGCATCATAAATTAATTCACGTGTTAAATGATTTTCAATTGAATACGGTGGTTGTAGTAATTCTTCAATAACTTCAACATGTCCTCCGCTACAAGCAGAATTTAATGCATTTGAGTCTATTACATCAATATAATTAAAATTAAATGGTGCTTTTCCCAATCTCTTAATAATATTAATTCGTCCAAAATAACAAGCCAAAGTTAGTGATTCTGAATGGTTTTCTCTCATCATTTCTTCATTCAACAAAAATGGTTTTTTAATCAATATGTCAAGAACTTCTGTTTTTCCACGATGACATACATTCAGATAAATATTGACATCAACTATTTTCTTTTCCGGTATATCATAAAATTTATATTTGATTGATTTATTATTCAATGAAAATGGTTTCTTTGTTAATCTTTTAATGATATTAACATTTCCTTTTTTACATGCTTCGTTCAATCCTTGTTGATAAATTGTATCATTCATTTTCTTTACATTAAAAGCTTCAACTAAATTTGTTAAATTATATTTACACGCATTAATAAAAAGATGTGATGGTCTGTATGCTTCCCTTATTTTTATTGGTATATCTATTTCCAAATGATATGTAATATAATTGAAAACTGTTTGTTCCAATATATTGTTCATATTTCGAATCATTAAATTTTTTATCGGATTATTAAAAAATTTTTTAAGTGTTAATTCAGAACAGTTATTAGCAACAACTATTAAGTTATCTAAAAGTGACACTTGAATTTCTTTCTTCGGTATATTCTTAAATGTCATTAATGGACATATAATTGGAAATGATAATGTCAATGATGCTAAATCATTTGTATTTTTAATTTCGGGAATAACAAAATGTTTCAATAACCACATGGTTTCTAAATTGGAATATATGATTTTATTCATCGTTATAATATGTTTTTTGATAATAAACAAAATAATTATTTTTTCAATTTTTTATTAGGCGGTTCATCTTTTTCAGAATGATATAATCTAACAATTTTCACAGGTATTTGTTCGTAACCAATAATGAATGATGCTACAAAACGATGTCTTCCATCCAATATAACATATTTATCACTATCAGATAGAGAATATACAATAATTGGTTCAAACATAATTCCATTTTTCATTGCATCTATTTTTCCTTGTATATTTTTATTTAATGGTAAATCATAAAAATATTTTGATGTGTTAGAAATTTTGTATCCTTTTCCAATGGCTTTTCCACAATTATGAATAGCATTAATTACACCAGTTGTTAATATTATTGAATTGATTGACAGACTTGTATTCATTTCGCAATTATAATGTGAATTCATTTTATTAATTTTTTAACATAAATATTTACAAATATTTATTTTTTCATTTTTTTAATTATTTGTCTGTAAATTTTAATTGTAAATAAATGATATAGTGATAATGAGAAATGATAAACGAGAATACGATTTTTATTTTACACATAATAGTTTTTTTACAAGAAATATGATTCAAGCGCTAAAAGATGGTTATATACGTATTGGTAAAGATTTACCCAAAAAATATCGTGTATTAGGTGGATTTGAACCCTTGAATGAAATATATGCAAATATATTATTTGATGATTTATATAAAAAACAAGTTTATTGGGGTCCAACATTTATTATTAAACCTGAAATAGTTGAAAAATATGATGTTGGATTAAGAATTGGTTGGCAAGGTCACGAAACTTTGGTAAAAACATCGGATAGTAATTCAGTATTTTGGAAAAAGATAGATGCAATACATAAATTCCTTAAAGAAGCAAAATTAAAAGTTAAATTAGGAGATGGAAAAATTACTACACGAGACTTACAATGGCAACATGAAATTGTATTTAGAAAAAAAATTAATATAAAAAAATATGTTTCCACAATTATTGGAGATTTATTTACGAATGAAGAACTGGCAACAATACAAAAAATTATCGCTAAAAAAAAATATAATATTACGATAAGTAGACGAGATAATAGTAAGAAAGAAAATTTTTATACTTTAACAACTAAACAAATTATTTGAATTTTAACCGGTGAATATAGAATTCACCATCTGCATGTTTATTAATAATCTAAATCATTCGA